ATAATTGAATGTAGCATTTTCTGCTCCTTTCTTATCGGCTAAAGTGTGCCGACTCCGCTTGTGTTTGGTGCGGAATACCAATATTATATAGTACCCTTTGCGGCGGTGTTCACTCTTGCAAGTGTGCCGCCGTTGTCAAGATACTATATATATAATAGCACACTTTTTCCGACTTGTCAATACAATTTTTTTGATTTTTTGAAAAAAGTTGTTTTTGCTCTCTATTAGTAGCGGTGTTCGGTTTGCAAATATACCGAAACAACAAATATATTATATAATTGTTTTATATGGTAGTTTTGCCGCCTTTCGTCCGTCCATTGTTTTTCCGTCCGTTTCTATGTTACAATTTAACACTATGTAACAAAGGGGGGCTATTTTCCATATTTTCGTCCCCTTGAAATTCCACAGAATTGACAAGTTGCTTCATCACACCAGCACTTTTCCCTCTTTTCTCCTGAGCTCACCTTTTCTTCCATAAATAATAGGAAATATCGTACTTATTTAATGGTGTTTTTAAAGAACCGATGTCTCGTGATTCCTTGAAAATACCCAGAACGAGGGTTTAAACAAGAAATATCGAAAATTTATCAAAACAATTATAAAAAATACTTGACAAACGCCTCTAAATATGCTATAATGATTATAGTCAAAACAATTATAAAGAATATAAGAAAGGAAACGATAAGACGATGGGAACCATTATTTCAATTGACTTTACATCAAAGGTGAATAAGAAGAATGACGGTATCATAAATGCAAAGGTTGTATCCGACTCCCGAAGATACCTTAAAAGAGATGCTCTTCTTCCGGCTCAAGAAGAAGTTCATATCGAACTTGCAAACGAGCATACATCAGAACCAATTAAAAGCCTTGAAGATATAGAACGTTTTTCAAGCTATCTCATAAACAATGGTAGATACAGAGACAATATGCTCTTTATAGTTGGTATTAACTTTGGACTTCGTGTAAGTGATTTATTACAGTTAAGATTTACTCAGCTCATTAATGATGACCTATCTTTCAAAACCACATTCCCTATTCTGGAAAAAAAGACTAAGAACACCAGAAAGGTAAGACGTAACAGATACTTAACCATTAATGATGCAGTAATGGATGCAATTACACTGTACCTTGAACATACGCAGTGCAGGCTTGACGATTATATGTTCCGCAGTGAAAGCAACAGAGGCTCTAATCTTAACAAACCAATGAGCAGAATGTCAGTTGACCGCATTCTCAAAGAGGTTGCTAACACACTCAATTTGGATGTCAAGATTGCTACTCACACTATGAGAAAGACATTTGCTTATCATCAGATGTTAATGTCCAACAACGATCCTCGTAAACTTTTATTATTACAAAAGATGTTTGGACACTCATCAGCAGCACAGACACTCGACTACATCGGTATTACTGGTGAAGAGATTGAAGAAGCTTATATAAAGCTCAACTTGGGAAGCAGAGACCATTATCTTGTTGATAGCGTTATACAGGAGACTACATATTATCCTGCAAGCTAATTAACAAACATTGTACCTTGACAACTGAATACTGAAATCATAGAAGAACATTATCTCGCTCGAACTAAAGCTGTAAGTAAGATACGTTACATTGTCTTGCCGTATCTTACTCAACGAAATCAACAGACCTAAAGAATGTCTACGTCACTATTAGACCCCGATTTTTAAAACCGCATATTTACGGGCTTTTCGGGCATCAAAAATTCAATTTTACAACCCAAAAGTTTTAAATGCGAGTTTTCGGGACGACAAAAACAACTTAAAAAAGGAGGAATTTGATGGCGATAAAAGTATGTGATGCCATTATGGGCTCTGGTAAGTCCAGTGCGGCTATCAACTATATGAATGCACATCCTACACAAAAGTTTATATATATAACACCCTACTTAGAAGAAGCGGCAAGGATACGCAACTCTTGCCCCGACCTTCATTTCAAAGAACCCAGTAACAAGATACCTGAGTTCGACTTTCGTAAGTTTAAACACACAATTGAGTTAATCAACGCTGGCGAGAATATAACCAGTACACACAATATGTTCTTGAGATACTCGGACGATATGATAGATATGATTCGCAAACAGGGTTATACGCTGATTGTTGATGAAGCGGTTGAAGTATTGAGACCTTCCTCTATCACCAAATCGGATATGATGCTTCTGGAAAGTGCCGGTTGGGTATCTAAAGAGGGCGACGTTATAAAGCTACTACCATCTTTTAACTATGAGTATGGATTAGCCAGTGAGATTGTGGCTCTATCCAAGGGCAATCGTCTTGTAGATATGCCCGATGTAAAACAAGGTAATGTTTATTATTACTGGCTATTTTCAAAAGACATACTTATGGCGTTTAAAGATGTGTTTGTTCTTACCTACTTGTTTGAAGCACAGACAATGAAGTATTATTTTGACATTGCTGATATTCCTTACAGATATATCGGTATTGTAAAGGATAAAAAGGGATTTCATTTTAGCGAAACACCTCAATATATCCCCGAATATACAAAAGAGCTCTCAAGTAAGATACATATTTTCGATAATGACAAAATCAATTCTGTTGGCGACGATAAACACGCATTATCATTTACGTGGTTTAAGAAGAGCACGGAAGCTGTAAAGAATAACAAAGAAGCTTTGAAGAAAAATGTATATAACTTTTTCATCAACTACCACAGAGATAAACCGTCGAACACCCGGTTGTGGGCAACTTATAAGACCGGTCAATCATTATTGAGGGGAAAAGGTTATTTTTACAGCGATATTGCTTTTAATACAAAGGCAACAAATGACTATCGTGATAAGCAGGTTCTTGCATATTGCGTTAACATATTTATGCAACCAAATGAGAAGCAGTATCTTTTAAATAGCGGAGTTGATATACAAGAAGACAGATATGCACTATCTGTAATGATACAATGGATATGGCGTTCTGCTATTCGTGATGGTAAAGAAATATGGATTTATATTCCAAGCAAAAGAATGCGCACACTTCTTCAAGATTGGATTGAGGAAACCGAGCGTAAATACTATATACATATTAAAGGAGAAACAGCATGAGCAAAACATTAAATGACACACAGAGGAAACTCGTAGAAGATAATCATAATCTTATATATTCATACATACATAGTCACAAACTTAACCTTGATGCAGTCGAAGATTGGTACGGAGCTGCGGCAGTTGGGTTGTGCAAAGCAGCTCTTATTTATGACGAGAGCAGAGGTTGCAAATTTTCCACTCTGGCTTATTTGTGCATAGATAACGAAGTTAAGATGGAAATGCGACGAAACCGCAAGCTTGTATCACCCACTTTGAGTTTGCACGCACCGATTAATCAGGCAGATGGTTGTTGTATGGCTGATATTATACCAGATAACCAAGATTTTATGTTTTCAATATATCTGAATGATGCGGTAGCGATTACAACCAAAGGATTAAGTAAAAGAGATAGCGAGTTTATACATCTGATTTTTGAACAAGGATATACTCAAAAAGAAGTTGCAGATAAGTTTGGAGTATCAAGAACACTCGTACAAAGGGTATATAGCTCATTTAAGAAAAAAATCAGAGATTATTTTGCTGAATAAGCATTATTTTTTAAATCTATCAAAACAATTATAAAGAGTAAAAGGAGTGATGCGTTATTTCTAAGCAACAGACATCTCAAAAATACATATTTAAGATACATAGCGCCCGTTTGAGAAAAGCAAAGTGGAATTTAACCCTTCCGCTCTCTGAGGCTCGCAAAAATGACGAGGTAATTTCCTTGAGTGATAGCCAGATATTACGCTGGATTGATGAATTAAACCACATAGAAAATGCCGATTTTGAGGCAAAAAAGCTGAAAAAAAGCATAAAAATGCTCAAAAAACAGCCAAATTCGCTCCAAAATAGGCGAGAAATCAAGAAATTGTATGAAAAACTCGATAAAGTGCAGCATAAACCGGACTATATGTGCTTGGTAATAGATAAAGAGAAAGATTACCGTCGTGCTTGCAAAGGGTTTATAATTAACGGTATAAAGTATGTACGATTGCTCGGAACTAATGGTGGCGTTAAAAATGAGACTATAGTTTTCGTCAGTGAGCGTTTATCTGGTGAACTAAGAAAGCGAATCAGCAATGGTCGTGATGAAAGTGTTAAACTTATTCCTGCAAAATTTGAAGCATATAGAGCATTAACTTGCAGTGGTTCAATTCCAGTTTCGATGCCTAAAGGAATTTTAGTAGTAAATGATTGCGAAACGGAGTTTTGTGAAGATATTATCAGTTTAAATGATGAAAATAGTGATGAGCCAAAGATGGAGCATATCACTAACGAAAAGATTTTGCTTGATGAGTCTGATGGATATGGTCTTATGCTCCCCTCTCTTGCTGAACGCTGGTCAAAGGAATTGGGGCTCGACTATATAGTAAGTGGTGTAAACACCCGATTTTCGTGGGAAAAAGGTATGGTATTCTGCTTTGATTTCCTTGAATTTGCAGATACGGTTGCACACACGAGGATTGTGACGGATGCTTGGGGTAATCAGGTAGATATTTCAAATGTAGAACTTATTCTTACAACGTCAATGCTTAAATTGTGGAGCTGCTACGACAGTATCGAACATTATTTACAATGTTGTGAAGAAAATCACTATACTTTCGGAATTGCTAAGACTTGTCCAAAAGAATTAGAAACAGAACGTGACTTGAACTATCAATTTATACAGAGCTACAATTTAGATGATGACCAGATAAACGAGCTAATACAACCAACGATTGATGATATAAAGGATATTTTAAGCGGAGATTATAAAAAGGCAATACTTTTTCTCAAGGGTATGTACTTGAATGAAAATAATATTGATTACATTGAAAGCGACTTTACAAAAGCTTTAATGATTGATAAAAGGATATATGATGATCCATTTGTTAAGAAGAAGATTTACCAAATGATAAGAAAACGAATTACCGATGCTAAGATTGGTGTAATTCGAGTTCACGGAAACTACTCTATTGTTTCTGGAGACCCTTATTCTCTCTGTCAGAGCATATTTGGTTTACCGGTAACTGGTTTACTACGCAAGGGTGAAGCTTATAATCAGTTCTGGGCTGACCTTAATACAGATAAGGTTGCTTGTTTTAGGGCACCTATGACTTGCCATAACAATATTCGTTTAATGAAGATTGCTAATGGCGACGAAGTGAGACATTGGTATAGATATATGACCACCTGTACGGTATTCAACTCTTGGGACACTGCTGCTCACGCATTAAACGGTATGGACAAAGACGGAGATTTAGTTCTGTTGACGGATAACAAGGTTCTTGTAAACAATTACAGACCGCTTCAAACTATAATGTGCGCTCAGCGAAATGCCACAAAGGTGGAAGTCACCGAGGAACATCTTATACAATCCAATATTGATAGTTTTGGTGATGATATTGGTAAGACTACCAACTGGATTACAACTATGTTTGATGTTCAAGCCAGTTTCCCGCCTGAAAGCAAAGAGTATCAAACTCTTGAATATCGAATTATGTGCGGTCAGCTCTATCAACAAAATGCTATTGATAAGGCAAAGGGTATAATTGCAAAACCAATGCCGAAAGAATGGTATGATAGAGCAGCAAACCGTATAACCGAGGGGTTGTCTGAAGAAGAAATCGCTCGCAGAGAATTTAACCTCAGCATACTGGCTGATAAGAAACCTTATTTTATGAGATACATTTATCCTAATTTAATGAGCCAGTATAATACATACATAAAAAACACAGACAAAAAGTGTATCAGAGAGTTTAGACAAAGTATTGATGAACTGTTGTCAAAAAATAAATCAGAGTTAACTGAAGCCGAAGCTGAGTTTGTTAGCTATTATTATCAAAGAATGCCCGTTGGAATACACGATTGCGTAATGAATAAGATATGTCGAAGATTTGAAGATGAGTTTGACGGGTATTTTCTGAAAAATATATCTGATACAGAGTTTGATTATAGCATTATGAAAAGTGGTCAAGATTATACGACCACACAGTATAATACAATTTCCAGATTATATGAACAATATACAAAACGTTTACAAGAGTATATGCAGTACAGTAAACGTGAACGTATTGACGAAGATGAATCTGCAAGCAAGCGTAGTTTAATGGTTCAAGATTTTAAAGTTGAATGTCAAAGAGCTTGCTCAAACGCTGCACAATTATGTGATATTATCTTAGATTTATGTTATAGCCGGAATGGTTCTAAGCAATTTTGCTGGGATATATGTAGCGAAGAGATAATATATAATTTGCTTATACATAACAACAATACTATATACTTCCCCACCAAGAACGATGATGGCGATATAGAATTTTGCGGAAAGAGATTTTCGCTTGAATCTAAAGGGGGAATACAATGACAAATATTGTTTTAAACGAAAAGGCTTGTGCGGAATACGCACTTGAGAACTTAACGCTTGGCTCAAAGCCAGTAGAGACACTTGGAAGAGTTGCACGATATTATTATAGTGAGGGTTATAAAAAGCGAGAAATCGGTAATTTGTTAGAGGATTTTATGTTAAAGTGTGACCCAACAATTAATATTGTTAAATGGCAAGCGGCAATTGATAGACAAGTCAACTCCGCTGATAAATACGAACTCATTGACATTTCTGGCATTGCCATAACAAAGGCTGAGATTGAGGCAATCCAAAAGATTGACGGCAAATTGCTTCAAAGACTGATGTTTACGATGTTATGCCTTGCTAAATATGGTAATGCAATAAATCCCAATAATAACAATTGGGTTAACCGTAAAGACAAGGAGATATTCAGTCTTTCAAATATTGCAATTACCACAAAAAAACAATCTTTGATGGTCAATGATCTGTGGTCTCTGGGATACATAGGCTATAGCCGTGTTGTCGATAACGTTAATATAAATGTGAAGATAATCAACGATAATAGCCCCACCGAAATATTTATAACCGATTTTAGGAATTTGGGAAACCAATATATGCGTTATTGTGGCGAGAAATATATTGAGTGTCAAAGTTGTGGAAAAATCGTTAAACAAAATAAGAACGTCCAGAAATATTGTAGAGAATGTGCTATAGAAATTGACCGCCAGAAAGCTATCGAAAGATACCATAAACGGCTTATTTCTTAATTTATCAATACAATTATAAACAATATTTTCGATTTGAGCATTTCCAGAAAGGTGCGAGAAATCGCATCTTTTTGGGGTTGGTTCAATCTGTCTATAATGATAGAAAATAAACATTTTTCGGAACGAAAGGATATTTTTAATGATTAAAATTACTCAACAAGAAGCAAAACTTATCAGAAAATATTATCCGTATGTCAATATTACACGAACTGTACACAAGTACTATATGGATGAAAATGATAAGGCGATTAAGTTTCTAAAAAACTATAACACGAATAAGGAGTGAGGGCGTGAGCGTTTATGTTAATTTTCAAAAAAGCCCCGACGAATCTGAGCTCCAATATATTTGGAGATTATGCTCAGCAAAAGACTCTGGAGTTATTGAATTAACATGGCAAGAGCTCGCTGAGATGCTCAACAAACAATTGATTGACGATGAAGAAGATTATCTTGGAGAGTCTGCCTACAGAAAGAAATATCAGCAGGCAAAGGCTTTTTATGATGAAGTCTTTTCCAAAATGATTTCAGATGAATATCATAGTCAAATATCATCTATGCGTCGGGAACTCCAAAAAGAGCGTTATAAGCTACAGACTGAAAAGTTGGAGTATAATAGATGGCTTCGTGAAGATGCCAGAGATGAGTTATTTGAAGAAAAGGTTATTGAGGCAATAACTAAAAACACAAAAGTTTCTGAGCCTCCTAAAACAATCGAAGTGGTTCACGGCAAACGTGTGGGCGTACTATGCCTCGCTGATTGCCACTTTGGTAAGGAGTATAAGATTTATGGATTATTTAATGAGATAATCAATGAATACAGTCCTGAAATTTTTTATTCTCGTATGGAGCAGATATACAATGAAACGATTGAGCAGATTGAAAAAGAAAATCTATCTGTTATACATATATACAATCTTGGTGATAGCGTTGAGGGCTTCATTAGAAATTCTCAACTGTGGAGTTTGCGTTACGGCGTAATCGACTCCGCAACAATATTCGGCAACTATATGGGTGACTGGCTGAGAAAATTATCTGAAAAAGTTTCTATCATATATTTCCAAACAGACGGTAATCACGATGAGTTAAGACTGTTAGATGGAAAGAAAGGTCAGCATTTATGTGAATCTGCTGGAAAAATAATTAAGAATTGCATTGTTTTAAAAAATGAAGGGAATCCGAATTTTCAGTACGTTGAAAACAAAACAGGTTTAATCTTTGATAACGTTTGTGGTTATAACATTCTCGGAATACACGGCGAGGTTAAAGATTTATCAAAAGCTATACAAGAATATGACAATTTGTATGATACAAAAATTTCATATCTAATCGGTGGTCATAAGCATCACGGTGAGTTTAAAAACTGTGGTGTAAGAAAAGGTTGCATTGGTGTTGGTTCAATTATCGGTAGCGACGAATTTTCAATGACTATACGACAATGTGCTGATGCAACTGCTTCCTTCCTTGTGTTTGAAGAAGGTAAAGGAAAAGTTGATGAACATACATACGTTTTAAATTAACGATTATTTTGAAAGGAGTGACTTGCGTGGCGAGGAAAACGAAGATGAATTTATTGACAAGCGAAGAGTTAATTAAGCAGGTCAATCCAGAAAACTTACGATTAAAAAAGGACTTCTTGGCTTACCTACAATCTTTGCAAAGAAGTCCTAAAACTATATATTGTTACGAAAATGACCTTGATATATTTTTTGTTTGGAATGCTCAAAATAATGGGAATAAATTCTTCCCCCAGATAACCAAAAGAGATTTGGTAGCATATCAACACTGGTTATTAAATGAAAATGGCAACTCCCCCGCTCGTGTTCGTAGATTAAAATCTACAATATCTTCTCTAAGCAATTATATTGAAAGTATTTGTGATGACGAACCAGAGTTTCAAGGATTTCGTTCTATAATTAAGAAAGTTGAAAATCCTGTTAATCAACCAGTCAGAGAGAAGACTGTTTTGAAGGATGAGCAATTGGATGATTTGCTAAATTATTTAGTAGAAAAGAAAAAATATGAAAAAGCCTGTATGCTTGCTTTAGCAATGTGTTCGGGAAGACGTAAAGCTGAGCTTGTTAGATTTAAAGTTTCTTACTTTGATGATGAAAATATTATATATGGTTCACTTTATAAAACACCGGAGAAAGTTAAAACAAAAGGTCACGGTAACGGGAAATACATAAATTGCTATACGCTATACCATAAATTTAAGCCTTATCTTGATTTATGGCTTAAAGAGCGTAAGATTCTTGGAATAGAAAGTGAATGGCTCTTCCCAAACAAATCAAATCACGAGGAGCATTTGAAACCCGAAACATTAAATAGCTGGGCTAATACATTTACCAGAATATTGGGTGTAGATTTTTATTGGCACTGTTTAAGACATTACTTTACCACTCATTTAGTTCGTATGGGGCTTCCTGATGGTGTAATTCAAGATATTATAGGTTGGTCATCGGCTGATATGTTGAGGTTATATACAGATATTCCTGTAGATGAACAATTAGGTAAGTATTTTGATGAAAACGGTATTAAGTCGGTAGAAAAGAAATCTATATCTGATTTATAACGAATGAAAGGATTTATAAATATGTTAAAAAGAAATGATATTATTGAGCGACTTGCTCAAAAAGGATATACAAAAAAGGATGCGGGAATTATTCTTGATGACATCATTAAGATGATCACGGAGGCTCTTGTTGACGGCGAGAGTGTACAAATTCACGGCTTTGGTACATTTGATGTTAAAGAATGTGCTCCGAGAGAAACTGTGGATTTACAGACAAAACAGAGAATAGTTATACCTGCATACAAAGCTCCAAAGTTTACTGCCGGAAAACTATTAAAACGTGCGGTTAAAGAGGGCTTTTTAAGAGAATAGGTCGGTGATGTGCTATGCCTAAAACAAGTAAAGTTCAAACAATGAGTACAAAGCCGAAGCAAGCTTCTCCAGTTGAAGATATGCCTACTTCATTTTATTGCAGTAGATGTCATCGGACGCATAAGAAGCAAAAAGGTAATTATCCCGCTTCTCAATCTCCGCTCTACAAGGGTAATGGCGGTTATCTAAACCATTGCAACCATTGTATTGACGAGATGTTTGAACATTACAAGGCAGCCCTTGGCGATGAGCCTGAAGCTATCAGAAGAATTTGCTTAAAATTTGATATATATTGGAATATGGAAATATATTCAATGTTAAATAAAGCAAGCACAAGCCAATCTCGTGTAAGAGCATATATAAGCAAAACAAATTTGTATAAGTATATCGGCAAAACATTCGACGATACGCTTGATGAAGAATATGCTGCAAGTTTAGAGGCGGAACAATTAAAAGATATTGTAATTACCGATACAGAAAATATTCCCGAAGTCGAGGGTGTCGAAATTTCTCCAGACATAGTTGAATTTTGGGGAACTGGCTTTGAACCCAATTTTTATCTCGAACTTGACAGAAAATACAAATACTGGACTGAGGGATTACCACAGAAACCTGAAAAGGGCGAAGAAGCAATATACAAGCAGGTTTGTATTTTAGAGGCTACAATCAACAGAGACAGTGCTGCTGGCAAATCTATTGAAAAGAATGTTAATGCATTAAACACGCTTCTTGGTAGTGCAAATTTAAAGCCAAGCCAGAAGAAACAAGACGAAGCTATTGATACAGCTTTTGACAGTAAACCATTTGGTGTTGGCATTAGATTATATGAAAATTCAAAGCCTATTCCTGAGCCTGATCCTGAATTACAGGACGTTGATGGAATAGTTAAATATATTTCAATTTGGTTCTTAGGGCATTTGTGTAAAATGCTTGGTATTAAAAATACATATTGCAAACTTTACGAGCAAGAGCTTGAAAAAATGCGTATTGATAATCCAGAGTTAGAAGAGGAAGACGACGAAACGTTGTTTAACGATATATTTGGTAGTGAAACTTAATGGATACACAAGCAACGTCTCGCCTAAAAGCTGAAAGACAACAGCGTATTCTCGATGGTGTTGCAGCTTGGGCTGGATATTATCGTAGTAATCCACATCGTTTTGCTAAAGACTTCCTCCATCTTGATTTACATCTATTTCAAAAAATCTTGTTAGTAATTATGAACATATCTAACTCATTTGTTTTTATTGCCAGTCGTGGTATAGGTAAAACATTCTTGAGTGCTATATATTGCTGCATACGCTGTATTCTTTATCCCGGAACAAAGATATGCATTGCGTCTGGTACGAGAGGACAGAGTATAAATGTTCTTGAAAAAATCATGACAGAATTAAAGCCTAACTCTCCTGAGTTAGCGTATGAGATTGATGATAAAGAAACTCATATGAATGGTAATAATGCGCAAATTATGTTTAAAAATGGTTCATTCATAAAGGTAGTAACCGCTGGCGATAGTAGCCGTGGTAACAGAGCTCATATACTCTTAATTGATGAGTTCAGAATGGTTAAAAAAGATATTATTGATACTATTCTCAAAAAGTTCTTATCAAATCCAAGACATCCTAAATATATGGACAAACCAGAATATAAACATAGAAAAGATTTAAAAGAACCAAATAAAACATTATACCTGTCATCCGCTTACTACAAAGATCATTGGTCATACGTTAAGACTAAGGACAATTGTAAGTTTATGTTGGATGAACGAAGAAAAGATTTTGTTTGCGGTTTCCCATATCAGCTCGCTCTTAAAGAGGGATTGCTTATGGAGGAAACTGTTATTGAACAAATGACAGAATCGGATTTTAGTGAAATCAAATGGGGTATGGAAATGTGTGCCGAATTTTGGGGAGACTCAGACGGCACCTTTTTTAATTTTGAATCAATTGCAAAAAACAGAAAAATTCAATTTCCAATGTTACCAGATTCACTATCATCTAAACTATCAAATAATACCAAAGTTCGCATTCAGCCAAAACAAAATGGTGAAAAAAGAATATTGTCAGCCGATATAGCTCTTATGTCGAGTAGCAAACACAAGAACGACGCATCGGCAATATTCATAAATCAACTCTTCCCCACTAAGGCTGGGCGATATTCAAATAATATTATATACACAGAAACATCAGAAGGAGCTCACACAGAAGACCAAGCTCTTCGCATAAGAAAATTATTCGAGGAGTACGAGTGCGATTACATCGTTCTTGACGTAAAAGGTGTTGGTTTAGGTGTATATGATGCTCTTGCAAGAGTTATTACCGACTCAGAAACAGGAGAAATTTATCCTGCTTTATCGTGTTGTAACAATCCTGAAATGGCTGCAAGATGTACAGATCGTGGAGCTGAAAAGGCTATATGGGCTATAAATGGCTCTGCTCGTTTTAACTCTGATTGTGCGATTTTGTTGCGAGAAGGATTTAAGACAGGAAAAATACGTTTATTAGCAACTGAATATGACGGCGAAGAAGCTCTTGGAGGTATAAAAGGATATAACTCCCTATCTTCTTCAGATAAAATGATATTTACATTGCCGTATGTACATACAACTTTGTTAATTAGCGAACTTATTAACCTAAAACACGAAGAGTCGGGCGGACTGGTAAAAATCATCGAAAAAAGCGGTATGAGAAAAGATAGATATTCAAGCTTGAGCTACAATTATTATGTTGCGTGCCAACTTGAAAAGAATATTAAGAAACGTTCAAGTTCTGATGATATTAACAGTCTGTTTATGTTTAGAGCTCCAAAAATTAAACGATAAATGAAAGGCGGTGATTGCCCGAAATGAGTAACACAAAAAACAAGGAAATTGTTGTGTCAGACGGTGCAATTCCAAACAGTAATTCGGTTCATAATAAAAATATGAGCTTGGATAGTATGTTTCATATGCCGCAACGATTTTCTGCAATGAACAAACTCATATTAAGAGATTTGAACGGTGCCGCATCGTCGCCTACTTTCTATTTATATAGCAAAGATAAAATCACTGAGTTTTTGCAAAATCCATATACTAACGAGAAAAATATTAGAAATGCTGTAATTTATATTTATAGTGCGAGCTCGCATTTCAGACGACTTATTCAGTATTTTTCAAGTTTATCGGATTTGGCTTACGTTGTTTCTCCGCATAAAATCGACACTTCGACTGCCAAGCCGCAGTCAATCAGGCGAAACTATACAAAGGTTTTAAATTTATTATCATCTATGGATATAAAAAATCAGTTTGCAAAAGTGTTAACTGTATGTTTGCGTGAAGATGTGTTTTATGGAACCATGTGGGTAAATACAGATAGTGTAATTATTCAACAATTACCATCAGATTATTGTACCGTCGCAATCATAGAAGATAATGTTTTAAATGTGTCGTTTGATTTCTCCTATTTTGACAGTAATGCAAAATATCTTGAAACATATCCACCTGAGTTTAAGGTGAAATATGCTGCATATCAAAAAGACAGAACCAATATGAAGTGGCAGGAGTTAGACTCCCCCACTTCTTTTGCTATAAAATGCAATAACGATATTTTGAATTATGCCGTACCTCCTTTTGTCGGCTTACTTAGAGAAATATACGATATTGAAGATTATAAACAATTAAAATTAACAAAAACCGAACTTGAAAACTATGCAATGCTCGTTATGACACTTGGTATTAATGACGAGGGTGAATGGGAAATGGATTTCGACAAAGCCAAAGAGTTCTGGAGGAACTTAGATAGTGTTTTGCCGGAAGAAATTGGTTCAATTTTAACACCGATGCCCATTAACAAAATAAGCTTTGAAAAGAATAATGTTGGTGATACCGACACGATATCTAAAGCCGAACAAAACCTATTTACCGCTGCCGGTGTATCAAGTTTGTTGTTTAATAATGAAAAAGCATCTGCTAATGCACTATCATTATCAATCAAAGCTGACCAAGCTTTAACATATGGAATTGTGAAAAATATAGAGGCGGCTATAAATCGTTTCTTACACGCACAGTCATATGGAAAGAATTTCAAAGTGACATTTTTAGATTGTAGTCCATTTAACCGAAAAGAAGTGGGTGACGCTTATATTAAAGCCTGTCAATTGGGTATGCCGATGATTTCGTATTATTGTGCATCACAAGGGCTTGCTCAGGATGAGATGGATTGTATGAATTTCTTAGAAGATGATGTATTGGGCGTAAAAGAAAGATTTACTCCATTGCAGAGTTCATCTACGCTATCAGCAAATTCATCCAAGGATGTAACAAAGGATGCTGGTCGTGAAGAGAAAGATGTTGACGAACTCACTGAGTCTGGAGAACAAACTCGTGAGGATGCTTAATTTTAACCAAGAAGAAAAGGAGAAAAACTAATGTTTATATATGTTATGGATATTGAAAGCAGAGATTATTTGATTGCACACGGTTACAATCTCTTAAAAGATAATGGTAACTCTGAAGGAACTGTTTGGGTTTTTGCAAATAAAGAGGATTGTCAATTTGACACACTCGATATTCCTTGCGTTGTATCAGATACTTTGACTTTTTAATACTACATAGCTCAAAAGGCGGTGATTAATATTGGGTGACAAAAGTTTGAATATTGTGTATGAATCTGCCGTTGAAAAACTTACCGAAATCAATTCGTCATTTGATAAAGGCATTTTAAGGGTAGCTTACACAGGTAAAAACAGAAATAAGTCATTCATTAGCAAAAGTACTTTTGAGAAATGCATTGATACAATTTATAATTGCCCTATTGTATGCAACTATAATCGTGAAACCGATTCTATAGGAGCACACGATGTTGAAATAGTCAGCACAAATAAAGGGATGAAACTTGTAAACATTACTCAACCTGTAGGTGTTGTTCCTGAATCTGCTAATTATTGGTGGGAAACTATCACTGAAGACAATGGTGAAACACACGAATACCTATGTGTTGAAATCCTCATTTGGAAAAGGCAAGAAGCTTATTCAAAAATTAAAGAGAACATCATAACTGATGAGTCTATGGAGATTAAAGTCAAGAGCGGAAAAACTGTTGACGGATATTATCACATAGACTCTTTTGAATTTACAGCATTTTGTCTTTTGGAAAGTGCAGAACCGTGTTATGAATCTGCGTGCATTGAAATGTTTACTTTAAATTCGTTCCGTGATGAATACACCAAGATGATGACTGAATTCAAAGAGCATTTTTCAACGGTCACAACCTCGCAAGAGGATGACATAAATCCACAAAATATCACACAAAATCTCTCGAAAGGAGGAAGTATCTCATTGGATAGAATGGAACTTTTATCAGAGTACGGTTTAACCGTAGAAGCACTTGATTTCAATATAGAAGATTTTTCAATTGAAGAGTTAAGAGCAAAATTTGAAGCTATCAACAAAAAGAAACTCGAAGATGATGACGATGATGAGGTTGTTGATGGTGGAAACGGAGAAGGTTCTGAAGGTGAGGGCGAAGACAAGCCTGAAGTTGCAAGTGTTGAAGACGAACCAGAAACACCCGTTGAAGATGTACCCGAAGATGGTGCAGGCGGTGGTGAAGGCGAAGGCGAAACAGGCGATGATGAGGAATTCTCATTATCCGGTGAGCAATTCAGAGAAGGTTTAGTTGAAGCTTTATATGCGGTGAAATATACAGACCCGTATTGGGGAGAAATCTCTAAGTACATATATGTTGATTATGATACCGAAACTTCAGAAGTGTATTGTTATGACTGCGAAGATTGGAAGCTCTATGGCTTTAGCTATTCTATGAATGGCGACAATGTTATTGTTGATTTCGAGAGTAAAAAGAGAAAGAAATTTACCATTGCAGATTTTGATGAAGGTAGTGCAGATTTCAGCTTCAAATACACATTTGACGCACTTTTATCAAGCGCTAAGAATGTTGCAGAGCAGAAATATAGCGAAGCTTCTAAAACAATTGAAAATATGCAGACTGAACTTGATACTCTGAGAAATTATCAGAAATCAAAAATATCTGAGGAACGCAAAGATGCAGAAGACGAATTATTCGCTCGCTTCTCCGACTTGGATGGCATAGAGGCGTTTGAAGCATTGAAAGCTGATTGCTCAGAAATGGCACTTGAAGATGTAGAAAGTAAATGTTTTGAAATTAAAGGTAGAAATACCACTGTTACTTTCTCTGCAAACAAACCTACATCTACTCGAATTGCTATAGACAAAAATAAATTTGAAAACGAACCTTATGGTGGTCTGTTTGTTCAGTTTCCGCCAAAGAACATTTAAGGAGGATATTTAAGTATGGCTTATACAGTAATTAGAACTGATCTGCTTTCTGGCACTGATGTTGCCGCTGATCTTGTTTCTTTAAGAGTTTATGATGCTGACGGTAATCCTATCGCTGTTGAAAATGGTACTATTGTTGAGCTTCAGGGTTATGAAGATGGTCAGCGTGAAGTTATGAAGGCAGTACTTGCAACATCTGCAAGTAAGATTGAAGATTGTGCTATCGTTGCTACCGAAGAGGTAATGTATGATGAGCGCAAGAAGAACCTTGATGAGTTTATTAACGAAGCAGGTACTATTGCTCGTGGATATATTCCTCGCAGTCGCAATATGTACTCTATCACAAAAGATGGTTTCGTAGGTGGCACTGTTCCGGCTAAGGGTGACGAGGTTGGTATTGGTGCTGACGGTAAGGTTGATGCTGCTGGTACAGGCTACGGCACAATTATGGCAGTTGAAATTGCCGGACGTTATACATACTACGTAATTAAAATTGCCTAATTTAAGAAGGAGGATGTACTAATATGGCTGATTATAAAGATATTGTAAGACTTGCCGTTGATGCTTACCACGGCACTCCTACTAAGTACTCAGTGGGCGAGTCTATGGATGTACTTCGTCAGGCTATGATTGAAGCTAATGGCGGAAGTACTGTACTTGATTATAAAGCAATCCGTGATGGTAAGTGCAACGGTCTCTTTACTCTTGTAGAGCAGATTCTTGCTCGTACTATCGTTGAAGGTTTTCAGGGCGATGAATATTTCAATGCGCTCGTTGATTTCCGTAATGTTGCACTCGGCGACAAGAATGAGTTTGTTGTTGAAGATAGCAATCTATTCGTAGTTTCTGATGCTGCCGAAGGTACTCAGGGTATCCGCAGACAGAGACTTGGCGGATCAAGCAAAACTTCTATTCCGACAACTTTCAAAGTTGTTAAGATTTACGAAGAGCTTAACAGAGTTCTTTCTGGTCAGGTTGACTTTAATAAGTTCATCCAGACTGTAGCTGAATCTTTCCGCAAGAAGTTGCTTGATGACATTTATGCTCTTTGGAGCACTGCTTCTGCTACTGATTTTGGTGGCGCAGTGTACTTCCCTGCTGCTGGTAACTATGATGAGGATGCATTACTTGATGTTATCGCTCACGTAGAAGCTGCTGCTGGTGGCAAGACCGCTACTATTATCGGTTCTAAGAAGGCGGTTCGTAATCTTGCTCCTGCTATTCAGGGTGCAGAGTCTAAGAGTGATTTATACAATATGGGTTACTATGGCAAGTTCTATGGCACTCCTGTTGTTGTAACTCCTCAGAGACATAAGGTTGGTTCTACCGACTTTGTATTTGATGATAATGTACTTACAATTATCGCAGGTGACGACAAGCCTATCAAGTGCGTATATGAAGGACAGTCAACAGTTCTGCTTGGCAATCCTACAGACAACAAAGACTTCACACAGGATTACTTCTATGGTGAGAAGTATGGTATGGGTATCGTGCTTGCAGGCGGTAACGCAGGTATCGGTAGATACGAAATGACTGCGTAATCATACACTACACAGCATTATGTGTTCGGGGCAACTGGCTAAAGTTGCCCCCTATACTATAGTAAAAGTGTTCGGTTTGCACATTAGACCGCCCACTTAAAAATATTGAATTAAAGGAGAACGTTATGGCAACGAAATCTAAGGTAACTAAAAGCACAACAAAACCAGCAACATCAACTACCGAGTCAAAGACTGTTGCTGAAACAACAACTCAGAAAAAGCAATATAAAGTTAAGAAGGAACTTGACCCAAATATGATTATTACCGTTAGAAACGGTTTTCAGGGAAGGTTAATTTACAAGAGTAGAAGAACGCAGGAACGTTTCGTATGGGAAGAATTCGGTGATGAGCAGGATATGGATTTGCAGGAATTAAAGAATGCAAAAAATGCTTCAAAATCATTCTTTGAAAATAACTGGTTTTTAATTGATGACCCAGAAGTTCTTGATTATTTAGGAGTTTCTCAGTATTACAAGTATGCTTTAAATTACGACTCTTTTGATGATTTATTTACCAAAGATTCAGAAGAAATCTCAAAGATTATTTCTAACCTTTCAGTTGGTCAGAAAAAGTCTGTCGCATACAGAGCTAAGCAATTAATCAGTGACGGAATAATTGATTCTATCAAAGTTATTACTGCGTTAGAAGAAAGCTTATTAATTGAGTTGATTGACAGATAAGGAGGCGTATTATGGGCGTTTCCTATAACATTTTTACATCATACTTTTTGGACAAGGTTGAAGAGTATAAATTTATAAAATTACCAGAAGAAAACCGAACTCAAACTGTTGATGGATATATGAAGAGGGCTTGCTCCCAATTTAAAAGAATTTGCAAATACGACATTACCAATGGAGACGATAATGTTCGTGAATTTCCTATTAATATCCCCGCTGAGGATATTGATGAAATTGCAGATATCATTTCCGAGGGTATGCTTGTGCAATGGATGAAACCATATGTTTACAAGCAAGAAAATTATGAAAATATGCTCAATACAACCGACTACTCTGGTTATTCACCAGCAGAATTACTCAACCGTATTACCGGAGCGTATAAAATGTGTAAAAAAGACTTTTCAAATATGATGAAGGAATACTCCTATAACCACGGAGATTTGAGTGATTTACATATATGATGACTAATAAAGGAATCGACATACCAGACAATCTGGTTAAAAACTATCTAAAATCTCTCATAGGTCTATTTTACAAAATATTACCCATTAAGGAAAGTGGCGAGCCATCGCTTGGAAAATATATGGACAGTCTCCAAAGAGAATTGATTGGGTGTCAGAGTTTGATTTCTGAGCTTAATTATGATGAATTGTATTTAAGTCTTCTATCAATCCTTCAGTATTTAATTGAGAATGATTGCAATACAGAGGTTGTAAGATGTGAAGTATTTAAAGCGATAAATATATGTAAGAAATTACAGAAAAAGTATTGTGTTGAGGAGGTGTAGTCATGGGCACGTGGGACACCTACCAAGCACGATTGGAAGTTAATGGGGTAACTAAGCATGAAAGAGTTTTAAATCACACCAAATCCTATATTTCTGATAAAATCGTAGATTCTCTGTCTTGCCACGAAGTAATTATAAGTGGTTCAAAACAGACTGTAAGCATTTTAAATGAAAAGGAAGATTTAGCAATAAAAAAAATCTGTGCTATGCCCGGTGACTCTTTACCTCACGGTGGTTTAGTGGAGTTTGCCAATAGTAATTGGCTAATCACCGAACTCGATGCAAATGACGAAGTATATGCTTCTGGAAAAATGCGTCGATGTAACTATTTACTTAAATGGCTAAATAAAGACGGAAAGATTATAGAAAAGTGGTGTATCGTCGAAGATGGAACGAAGTATCTTATCGGTGAAAAAGCTGAAGATATTATGTCCATTGGTGATGCACGTATAGCTATAACACTTGGCAAAGATGATGATACCATTGAATTAACTCGTGGAAAGCGATTTTTGGTTGATGATATGGACTCTACTAATGTTCTTGCCTACCAAATAACTAAACCTAACAAGTTGTATAACGTGTATAACGGCAATGGCGTTTTTAGATTTATTCTAAATGAAGTAAATTTAACAGACGATGATAATGTGTCATTGCGTATTGCTGACTATTACAATTGGAAGCCATACCAATCACTTGATAACGAACACGTTGATAAAGATACGACTATTGAAGAAATTGTAGAGTCATCTAAGCTCCCCGACAATGACGATAATAAGGGGGTGTGGATATAATTGCAATTAAATGAATTTTTTAATTATAAAAATCAACTTATGAAAGAGTTGTGTTGCAATGAAGCTATTGTAAAACTCGTTACAGACAAAGATAATAGCGATGTGCCAAATCATACATTGGCATATTCCCAAATATACCCTTTTGAGTTTGTACCAGAAACGGTTGATAACGGACAAACAATTATTTGTTTTGACGTTGATGTCGCTGAGGTAATTAACAAAACATTCTACGTGCCTGTAGTATATGTCTGGGTATTCACACATAAAAGCAAAATGCGTTTATCAACGGGAGGTATTCGCACAGATAAGATAGCGGCAGAAATTGATAAAGTTCTCAATGGTAGTAGGTATTATGGGCTCGGAGAGTTAAATCTCAAATCTGTAGGTAGATTTTCACCCATAGCTGACTATCAGGGCAGAGTTTTAACATACTACGCAAAAGACTTCAATCGTTTAAACACGAAACAACCACCATCCAACAGAAAACAGTTATCTGGAATATAAGCTTATGGAAGGTGATTGTAATGAGTGGTTTTTTATATAAAACAGAATACAAAATCAATGATTATATCACGGTAAAAATTCCAACAGTTGGAGAAATAATCAAGAACGAAGATGAGTATTATGAAAGCATTTCGTTAATCGTTTCTACCCCATACGATATGATGGTTCAGCTTGATGATGCCGGAATTGATTTTACAAACATTACGGACTGGGATTTGTTTTGTCTGCTATTTAAGGATTTGCAAAACAGAGACCTGTCCCTTATTTTTGGTGATATAAATTTAAAAGATTTTGAAACGGCGATAAATAAACAAAACGGAAACATTATTTTATTAAATCAAAAAACAGGTGCAGTTATTGACAGAGCTATACACGATAAAATCTGTAGATTTCTTAGACAAATCTTATGCATTGAAAAAAACACAAAAAAGCCCGCAAATGAAGAGGCTAAGAAATTTATGATTGAACGTGCGAGACGGCGACAAAAAAGAAATAAACGGAAATCCAATCAGTCGCAGTTAGAAAACTTCATTGTTGCTCTCGTAAATACATCTGAATTTTCATATGATTACAGTTCAACTTTGGGACTTACCATATACCAGTTTTATGCAAGTTTACATCAGATAGTTAAAAAGGTTAAGTTTGATAATTTGATGATTGGTTGCTATGCAGGTACGGTTAGTGTTAAAGAGCTGGATCAAAAAGAACTAAACTGGATTTCTAATTAAACAGGAGGAATACATAATGAATATTAACGATATCACAATCACAAGTCTTGAGACTATTACTGCGTTTGATATTGTCACAGGTGCTTATCGTTTTACTCTTGACGAATTACAGAACGCAAAAATCGCAAACACTCAGGACAAGACTGACATCACTGGTAAGGGCGGTCGTAAGCTTAATTCGTTAAAGAAGAATAAGGCGGTTGTTGTATCTGGTACTAACGGTCTTGTATCTGGCGGATTGCTTGAAATGCAGACTGGTAGTGAGTTCCAGACTATGGAAAGTGCTCCTATTCAGTGGACAGACTATATCACAATTGAAGGCAACTCAGCACATACAACTTATATTGCAGTTGGTACGGCAGGTAACGAGATTGAGTCTCTTTACATTAAGAATACCGATGGTACTCTTGGTGAAATTTTAACTCAGGATGCAACTGCTGGTGACGGCAAATTCTCTTATGATCCTGAAACAAAGGTTATTCTTTTTGCAGAAGGTGCTTATGAGGATGGTACTGAGGTAATTGCTTATTACACAAGAAATATTAAGGCTGATGTTCTTGATAACATTTCTGACACTTATTCTGAAAAGTGTAAGCTTTACATTGATGCGTTTGCGGAAGATAAGTGCGCTAATGTTTACAGAATTCAGTTCTATATTCCGAAGGCTGACTTCAGCGGTAACTTTGACTTTGAAATGGGCGACAACCAGACTGTTCATGCGTTTGAAGCAGAATCTCTTGCTGGTGCTTGTGGCTCTAACGGTTCGCTTTGGACATACACCATTTTCGGTGCAAACGCTGAAGATGCTGTAGCCGAAGATGAGGCTGGTGCTTAATTATGCCAAAGGCAATAAAGATATGTAGAGTGTGTGGTGACAAGTATGAAGCTTGTCACACCACCGCTGTAAAAAACACATTCAGGTGGCAAGAAGTCGCTTGTTCGCCTGAATGCGGAGCTGAGTATCTTCGCAGAGTTCAGCAAGCCAGAGGAATTGAAGTAGAAGACGAATATGTTGAATCTACTATGTACAATGAAGATGTCAATGGTTTCGACGGTGAGCCAGACGACGAATATATCAGTGGTTTTGGCGACGAATAGCTGATTTATTTAGGGGGAGGAATCATTTTATCTAATAAGTTTTCCTCCCCCTTTATTTTTCGCTAAAACGGTGGTGATTAAAATAGAACGAACAAAATTTAATGTTGATAAAAATACAGAAAACCGTACTTATGACGGAATAATTTTTGATAGTCAATTGGAGATGAGATACTACAAAGAAGTAGTATTACCCCTATCAAAAGAAGGGGTTATTTCACATTTTGAATTACAAAAGAAATATGAACTACAGCCAAAATTTATACATAAAGGGAAAACAATTCAGCCCATAAATTATGTGGCTGATTTTTATATAGAGTATTCAGATGGACATACTGAGGTGATTGACACAAAAGGTTGCCCTGATTCTGTGGCAATGCTGAAAAAGAAAATGTTTACATATCACTATCCCGATGCTATATATCGTTGGATTTGTTATTCAAAAATAGACGGAGGTTGGTGTGACCTTGAGTATGTTAAAAAGCAGCGTAAAGAACGCAAGAAACAAAAACAATTACAAAAAGAAATAAAGGAGAAATGATTTATGGAAAAAGATATTAAAAGAGTATCTATCGCAAAATTCGAGTCAGCACTTGACAAGGAAAATATTGTAACAGAAACGCTTGCCGGTACAGAGGATGTTGTTATTGAAATAAAAAAGACAATTCCGCTCTATGAAATGACGGCATTTGTGCAAGAGGTTGTTGAGGCTTGTGTTGACAGCGAAACTGGAGATTATATTCCTGAAGCATACGATTTTGCTTTTCGTGTAGCCGTTTTAACGCATTATGCTAATTTTGCGATGCCTTCAAATCTTGAAAAACAATATATGTTAGTTTACGGAACACGTGCTTTCAATCAGGTTACTGGCAGTATAAATGTATGTCAGTTGAATGACATCGTAAAGGCGATTGACCGTAAAATACAGTTTATGCTTGATGTTATTTCTTCTTCTGCCGTTACCAAAATAAACGAAGTTATCAATAAATTTAACGATATTGCTACTTCGAGTGAACAGGTATTCGGTGGCTTGAACCCCGCTGACCTTTCAAAAGTTATCGAGGGTATCACTAAATTAAATAAAATGGACGAAGCTGATGTCGCTAAAGTAATCTTGGATGTAAAATCCGAAGGTTCTGATACGACAGAAACTATCGCCGTTAGTAAGGAATAAAATGGCTGACATTTATTTTTCTAAATGGGATGATTTAGTCAATGCAGTTGACAATAAATTATCTGTAATATTAGAAAAAGATGTTGCACCTATTGCAGAAGAAATACTCAAGAAACATATAAAATCAGATATTTATGATGCTTATACTCCAAAAGAAAACGGATGGGTTAACGGAACGACATATCAAAGGCGGCACGTTTTAGAAGAGGCTGTTACCTCTATTATGCTTGATAAAAACACAATTCTTATTACAAGCACTGCAACCGCCTCCCCCTCCGTTGTTAGCGGTTGGAGTTTTCACAATAGATATCCGGGTGCGTTTTTGAAACTGATTGAAAGCGGAAATACAGGAATATGGAAAAATGGTTTTCCACGTCCAGCAGTTTCTAACACTCAGGATGAAATTGACAACAGTAATCAAATAGCATCTGCAATAAAACGAGGAATTAAAAGGGAAATTGGAATTTGTATAGATATTTGAAGGGGTGATTATTATTATCATCCCTTCTTTGTTATAAAAGGGACGGTGATATAATTGGCTTTTGGAGCAAAAATAAAGCTTAAAGTTAACACTTCTGGAGCCTCCGCCTTCCGTACTGAAATTCAGAACTATGTAAACAGTGCAACGAGTAGCAAGCCTATTGTGATTAAAAATATCACCATTAAACTTGCTAATCCTAAAACACAATTATCCCAAATCCGAAACCAGCTTAATCAAGCTGGTGGCATTGGTTCGGTAAATCTTAAAGAGATAAATGCCACGGGTGCTATAAATAAACTGCGTAAAGACATACAGTATATGTTGAGCGGTTTAAATATTGTTGGTTTAAAAGAATTTTTAGGAGCGGAAGGCATCACTGCCGCAGCCGGAGATATTAATAAAGCAAAAGAGGCTGCCAGTGCGTGGGCTTCTCAATTACAAGTCGTAAACGACATTTCAAAGAAGTTAAGCACCTCGTATAAAGGTGCTTTATCTGGTAATCAAATGATTACTAATTCTGCGGAATTAACTCAAATTACCGCAGCATATACTGCTTGGCAGCAAAAAGTCGAACAGTTAAGAGCAACAAAAGTCGCTTTATCTGCCGAAGAACTGACAAGCTTACAAAATGAAGGTATTGCCATTCAGCAGAAAATCTCTTTACTTCAAAGAGAGCAGGCTGAGGCAACGAAAGCCGCAAATGCTAAAAAGACTGATGCTGTGGATGCTGAAGCGGCTGCTAAAAAAGAACTTGCATTAACTCAGCAAACAATAACACTACGTTCACAAGTTCAGCGTTATATTCTTTCAAATAGCAAGGCTTATAAAGCATATGGTGCCGATCTTGATGGTATAATGTTTGCCCTCAGAGACGAAGCAACTTTATCTGAAGAAGCATTAAAAAGATTAAAAATTCGTTTTTCTGAGATAAAAACCGAGGCAGATGCCGCAGGTTTATCAGGCAATACATTCTTTACAACTCTGAAGAAGGGCTGGGAGAAATTTGGTGGTTGGTCACTTGTAACTAAAACAATGATGACTGCATATCGTACCATCAAAAATATGGTAAAAGCGGTTAAAGAACTTGATTCAGCAATGACTGAATTAAAGAAAGTAACCGACCTCTCAAACCAATCTTACGAAAGCTATTTAAAGAAAGCAACCTCTATGTCGAAAGAGGTTGGTGCAAGTCTGGCGGACACAGTTAATGCAACTGCTGACTTTGCACGTTTAGGATACAATATCGAAGATTCAAGCTCGTTAGCGGAAGCTGCACTTGTTTACAAGAATGTTGGTGATGGCATTGAAGATATTTCAGAGGCTTCTGAATCAATTATTTCAACCATCAAGGCATTTGAACAGTTTGGTGTTTCTGCTGAAAATGCTATGGATATCGTTGATAAGTTCAACGAAGTAGGTAACAATTTTGCAATCAGCTCACAAGGTATTGGTGTCGCTTTGCAAAAGTCCGCCTCTTCCCTTGCTGCGGCTGGCAATGATTTAAGCGAAAGTATTGCTTTGATTACTGCTGCAAACGCAGTTGTGCAAAACCCTGAAGTTGTCGGTACAGCAATGAAAACTATGTCAATGTACCTAAGAGCTGCTAAAACTGAGGCTGAAGAAGCCGGAGAAGCAACTGATGGTATGGCAAGTAGCGTATCCGAGCTTAGAAAAGAACTTTTAACCTTAACAAAGGGTAAAGTTGATATTATGATTGATGACACCACATTCAAGAGTACATATCAAATTATGAAAGACCTCTCTGAAGTGTGGACATCTATTACAGACGTTGATAAGGCGAACATACTCGAACTTATTGGTGGCAAGAGAAATGCGACCACCGTTACTTCTCTTCTTACAAACTTCAAAGATGCTGAAGCGGCATTAGCAAGTGCTAACAATGCAGTTGGTTCTGCCACAAAAGAAAACGAAAAATATCTTGATAGTATAGCTGGTAAACTAAGTATTTTAGAAGCTAAGTTTGAAGCTATGTCTAATAATCTTATAGACAGTGGATTTGTAAAAATTGTATTAGATGTGGCATCTGCTCTAATGAGTTTATTTGAGTTACTCAGCAAATTTCCATTTATTCTGTCAACGATAGCTACTTCTGCCGCATTAGTTGGAAAACATACACAAGCAAGGAATATAGAACAGTTAACAAGTAGAATTGTGTTGCAAAAAGGTGCTATTTTATCGGAGGGTGCAGCAACAGACCAACTAAGCATCTCCTTAGCTGGCTTAAATAAAGCTCAGCAAAGATTGCTTGTTACAGAATTACAAAGAAAAGTAACTACGGACGAAATAACACGTGATGAATATGAACAGATAGTTGCAACGCTTGGACTTTCGGGTGCCGAAGCAACATTAACTGCTACAAATGCTGGTTTAGCAGCAAGTTTTAAATCTCTTACGGCATCAATCCCTGTTTGGGGTTGGATATCACTTGGTATCACTCTTATCATAGAGTTAACATCTGTAATCTCAAATTTGGTTGATAGTATAGAGACAGCAGAGGAAAAAGCTACTCGTTTAAAAGAAGAGTGGGATGGATTAACATCAAAAATACAAGAGACGTCTAATGCTTTTCGCTCTATGCGAGACGAAGCAAATGATATTATACCAAGATTTGTTGAACTTGCAAAGGGTGTAAATGAATTTGGCGAACAAGTATCTTTAACAGATGAAGAATACGCTGAATTTTTAGATCTTAACAATAGAATTGCCGAAATGTTCCCAGAGCTAAATCTCGGAATGAATAGTAGCGGTAATGCTATGCTTTCATTATCTTACAGTGCAGATACGTTAACTGCTTCGTTAGAAGGGCTAATAGATGCTGAAAGAAAAGCAGCTAATGCAGAAGTCGCAAAAACAATGCCAGATTTGATGAGTAATATTACTGGTCAAATGGATGGATATAACAAACAAATCGAAGATGCTTCTGATAATATTGACGATGCGATAAAACTCATAACTGATAAGTCTAAGGGCTCTTATGATTTTAAACTCAATACAACATCGACTGACCCTAAAAAGATTGGTCGATTCTCTGATGAGTATTATGAGTATATTGCAACATTAAAAAAATATGGTATTGAATATGAAGTAAAGAAAGCTGCTCCGGCAAGTACATGGGTCGATGTTATAATTAAAGACCAAGATGCCGCTATTAAAGCTCTTGAGAGTGGCAAGGATAAAATGAAAAAAGCCATTGAGAGTGAAAAAGAGTCTGTCTGGAGAGAACTTAATGGTGTTGTAAGTGCTTGGTTACAAACTGATCCTTTATACGACAATCTGGACGAAACAGGTCAAAACATTGTCTTATCAATAGCAAATGGCATAGATTTTTCAAAAGCCGGTTTGACCACGGCAGAGCAAGTTCAAAATTATGTAAAAGATAATATTGTAACACCTTTTTATAATGCTGAGCCAGAAGTAAAAGGTGCTATATATAGTATGTTTACTGTCAATGACCTATTTAATTCTGACCAGATAGACGTTGGCGAATATAAAGTTGTTATTGATAAATTCTTAGAAGAATTAAAGAACAGTGGTTATAACGATGAACAAATTAAAACACTCAAGATTGGGCTTGATATTACTGATTTTGAAGATAAATATAATCACGTTGTTAAGTTAGTACACGATGATAAAGGTGGAACTGTACCAATTGCTGAAGATTTAGAGAATCAAATCAAATCATTATCAGCCAAAGATATTGAAATTGCATACCTAATCGAAGAAGCCGATGGTTCTATGACCTTTGATGAGCTTACAGCAAAGATTGAAGAGCTTCGTTTCAAAAACGCTCCAATGGTTGATGTTCTTGACTTTGATAATATGGTTGATGGTCTTGACAAGGCTAAAGCTGGAATGGACAACCTTATCAATGCGATGAGTAAGTTAAAGAGTGGTACAGCTCTAACAAAGCAAGAACTTGCTCAGTTGGCTCTTGAATATCCCAAGCTTTTAGAAGCCTCTGATTTATTTACAGATGGTTCTATTCAGGGTCAAAAGAATATGCTTAACACCATACTCGATATGCAAGAGCAAGAGTATGATGCGGAAATTGATAAAAAGATAGCTGAATTAGAGGCGACAGAACAAGTTTTAAATGACCAGCTTGCTCTTGAAGAGGATAAGGCAAATTTACTTCAAGAAATTAAAAATTTTGAAGTTACAGGCATTCAAGATCAAGACGAACAGCTTGTAAATAAGATTAGAGAATACAACAACTTACAAGGTAAAAACTTTGTAAGTATGCAAGATGGAATTCTTACTGTTAACCAAGAGGCTTTAAATAATCAGCTTGATGAACAGAAAGATTTTGGAGATAAGTCCGCTACAAATATATGGTCTCCATTTGCAAAAACTATTTCTTCTGCTTTTGAAAAAGGTGGCTCATCTGGTTTAACAGCATTAAATAATGTTGGTTCAAAAATGAAAGATTGGGGTCAAAGAATTTCCGACAATATCTTGACTCCAATAGCAAATGGTATAAAAGGTCTGTTAAATGGTGAAGGTTTTAGCGGGTTTAAAGGTTTGTGGACTGGCATCTCTACGGTTGTGAGCGGAAAAGATGTGACCGTTACTTTTAATGGTAAGGATGTTTCTATTGACGATGAACCTCTTAATGGATGGGTTGACAAACAGATTGAGGCAAATGAAGAAAGAATAGAGCAAACAAAAGACTTACTCAACAGAACAGTTAATGCCAAGAACAATCTATTAGCCTTAAAGGGTTTGGATTTGGCTGAAGTATATGGAAATAGCAACGATAAAGACGGCAGTGATAAAGATAAAGATAAAACCGAAGAATATATTGCTGAAGTTGAAAGGTATGCAGAGGCTCTACAAAGACTTCACGACATTGAAGTTAAACAAGCCAAATTAGAACGTGACCTTGAAAATGCAGATTCGGCAACCGAAAAGGTTCGCATACAAAAGGAATTAAATCAGGTTTATGCCGAAAGACAAGATGCTTTAAATCATCTAAATAATCTGCGTGATAAAACAATACACGATTCTATTCCTTACTTGCAACAGCTTGGGTTTGAGGTTGAATATAACGATGAAACAAATCGTTTTTATATTGCTAATCTCGAACATTTGAATGAGCTTGAAGCTGACACGGTTGGAGAGCACGAAAATCTTCAAGAAGCAACAAACGCTTTAAGAAAAGATACTGAAGAGCTGATTGATGACCTTACAACTCTAAACGAAGCAAATGAAGAAGGTTCTCAAACTTGGCTTGAGCTTGCAGACAGTATCGAAGAAGGAAAAGAAAAGATAATTGAGTTTATCGAAGAAGTTGTTACTGAGGCAAATGAACTTGTTGATAGTTTTGAAGAGGTATATTCAACGATTACAGATGCGGCAAGTGAGTACGCTTCTACTGGTTATCTTGGTGTTGATACACTGCAATCTATCTTGTCACTTGCTCCAAAGTATTTAAAATATCTCTACGATGAGAACGGGCAGCTTGTTTTAAACGAGGAAAGTCTTCAGGCAGTAATCGCTGCAAAAACAGAAGATATGGCGGCTGAAACAGCCCTTGCATATGCGAAGAAGATTTTAATTGCCGTACAAGAAGATGACATTGATACTCTGGGAACTCTTACTCAGGCTACATATAACAGTAGTGAGGCAACTTGGGGTGCTGCTTATGCAACTCTTGGTCTTGCTAAAGCTATGGGTACTGCAAAGGGTATGGATGCAGGTTATTTTGAGGATGCTGTTGGTTATCTTACCAGAATGCAGTCTCTTACTAAAACCGCTACCGACTCTATCCCCCAATATTATCAGTCGTTAAAAAGCGGATATAAAAGTCAAGCTGATGGACTTTCTGAAATTATCAGTTTAACACAAGACCTTATTCAATGGGAATCTGAACAGAAGATTGAGAGTCTTGAAAAAGAAAAAGAGTCGTACCGTGAAATAATTGAAGCAAAGAAAGAGTTACTGCAATTATCCAAAGAGCAAGAAGACCACGAAGATGATGTCGCAGGTAAGCTCAAGGAAATTGCGAAATTACAATCTCGTATTGATCAACTCTCTCTTGATGATAGTCGTGAGGCACAAGCGGAAAAGAAACAACTCGAAGAAGAGTTGAGTGAGTTACAAAAAGATTTTGCTGATAGTCAAGCAGACTATGCTTATAATACTCAAATTGATGCTTTAGACAAAGAGCTTGAAGCTTTTGACGCAGCAGGGGA